CTTTTGCTGGAGCTGAGGCTGTTTCCTCTGCTGCATTTTCTGGGTCTAACCAATTATGCAAAAGTTTAGTCATTTCATCGTAAGAATATTCTTTAAAGATGTCTGTCGCTTTTGGTTGATTAGCTAATTTCTCCAATACTGCTTTGTTGTCAGTTACTGCAGTTTGATTAGGTTTAACACGAATAGAAGTCTCTGGAAATGATTTTCCTGTTTGGTCAGCTGCTTTGAATTCAACTGCAATATCTCTACCTGCTACTGGATCTGTGATATCTCCATAATCAGGGTCTGCAATGAATCCTAAAAGTTCTTGATAAACTGATTTACCAAAGCCCCAAAATTTAACTCCTTCATCTTCTTTACCTCTTACAATAACCGGAACATAACAACGCATTGTTGGCTCTAGTTTTTTACCAGCTTTCCAATCGTCTGAATTTCCTGTTGATTTAAGTTTTTCTCCGAACTCTAAAATTGGGTCAGGGCGACCGAATGACATTGGAGATAGAATTGATTTACCACCAAAGTTATAGTGGAAATAAAGTTCAATAAATGGATTCTCTCTATTGTGTTGATATGGCACAATACGAACTACTTGAGTTCCTGGTTCTGGTTTCCATAAATTGTTTTGTTTAGAAGTCACATTTTGTAATGAATTCAACTTCTGTTTGATTGCGTCTAAGTTAATAGCCATGATTTAAAATTTAATTGTTAATGAATATTTAATAATTAGTAATTGGTAATGTATTTTGAGTGTCTAGAATAATCAATCTACATTCTCAACTTCTAATATAACCTTAATATATGGTAACCTTTTGAAGTCACCTAATATTTTTTATTTATTTTTCTTAGCTTCCATGTAAACGGTTTTTAACCATTTAATGAATCCCATTTTCTCGTCTTTTTTAATATTTGGATATTCTTTAAAGAACTCCACTGCAAACGCATTAAATGAAATAGCATCTTGAGCCATTAAGTCAATATCTGACATAGCAGATTCTTTTAAACCTTCATTAAGGTTTCCTGTCTTATCTAATGCATCAGAAAAGAAAAATGTTCCTTGATTAAGTCTACCTTCTTGTTCTGTTCTTCCTACATACTCATTAGTTTTTGGATTCCAATAATGAGTAACTCCGTCTGGCGCTGACATATGTTTTAGTTTACCTGCCTTTGCGTTATTCATTAGAGTACGAGCAATTGCAACTGTTATCGCTACTTTATTAGTTAGTTTTGATTTATCAACTGGTGCTAAAGCTTCTTTTAATGCTTTTCGAACTTCTTCTCTAATTAATTGTTTAAACTCTGATGCTTTCATATTATAAATTTATAATTTGATATACTTTGGTATTTAATACTTTTAAATCATTATTAGAAGTTACTAGTAAAGCATTGGAATATTTGGTCCAATCCACAGAATAAGAGTTGTCTAATATTCCGTCATTTTCTTTTCTAATCAAAGCATTCAAAGAATTAATAGTGTATAAAGTATTAGTTTCTTTTTTTCTATGCACCAACATTGCTGCTGGTAATTGTTTTCTATGATTTCCTTTTTCAACATTGAAGCTGCATATAAGCTCTTCGCTGTTATCTATGGAAAGCACAAATATTCGTTTGTAAACTACCTCGTACGTTTTTGATATCATACTTACCGTATGATCCAAAGAATCTTCTATGCAAAAAAGACAAATAAGTTGTACCAATGTTATATATTATAAACGAGATTATCATATATAAATATGTAACTAGTGTCTTTTTGGTACAATCATGTTATTGTAATCTGGACCTATTTCTAACTTCACAGGAAACTTACCTCCCTGCTCTAATTCTTCTTGAATCAATTTAACAAGCGTAGCGCCGTCTCGTTTGTCGAAATCGTATAAGAAGCTATCATATGTATAAAGTATTAGTTTACTTGAGTACGCCTTTGTACGTAGAAGTATATTATGGATTACGGCCATGTTCCTCTCGGTTTCATAAGACTGTAATAAATAGTTTAAAAGCTTTGCTGCATTCATATCACCAAAGAATGATTTAAACAATTTTCTTCCAAACATAGGCGTTTCAATATACCCTTCATCTTTGTACTGACTCCAAATTAATTGAGTGTATCTATGTATTTTTTCAAAGAATGGAATCTCTAAATACTCTTGACCTATACCACCATAAAGTTGCCTAAACGAAATAGATTTAGCTTCTGAATATTCTTCAGGAGTAAGAGTTTCTTTTTGAAAATAAAATTTACCTAAATACTCATGCACTGAACATCCTTCTGGAAATTTATAATCAACTAACTCTGCTAAAAGTCTTAAGTGATAAGCATCGTAGTCAAAAGAAAGCATAAACCCATTTTCTCCAAATCTAGAACAAAATGCACCTCGCTGACCATTGTCTTTGTTTAACGCTGCATAATTTATTCCTCCAAATCTATTTGATGGTCTACCTGTAGTAGTGTATATGTTATATTCTGTATATGCAAAGTTCTCGTATAAAGGAGCTTCTTTGAATTGTTTTTTGTATTGATCGTAATGAGTGAATAATCCATTTTGTTCTATTTGAGCAAGCGAATCTAAAATCAATTCATTATAATTGGTAAATGCTACATCTTCATGAAAGAAATCATACACATCTAAAAATCGCTGAGCAATTGCCTGAGACTTTTCGATATGCTTTGTAATTGGAATGATTGCGTTTAAGTCATTGAACTTTTCAAAATGTCTTGTAAAAAATTCGTGAGCCGGAGTATCAAAATCATCTTCAATAGGTTGGTTCTTATGAAAGTACTCAACCATATTCATATCAATTATATTTTTACGATCTAGAAATCTTTTAAATTTCTTTTTGCCATACACAAATAATTTAATATCTTCTGGAAATTGATTTAGCAATTCTTCAGGAAGTGAAAGGCCTTCAGTATGATTGAATACAATCATTGCCTCTTTGTCTAAATTAATTACATATACATAAACTACCGAAACAGAATCTGTATAAACTGGTCTTTCTCCATTACAGTAAGTAGGTACGACTATCCAATCGTACCCTTTAGACTTTTCTAGGAATGACTCAAACTCTAATTTCGTTTCTATAATTTTCATAACCTAGACAATATATATAATTCTTTTGTTTTAACCAAATAATTTTTTAATGTCGTCACTAACTGCTTTGGAATGCACTGACAATTCTATATAATCAGTTAAGAAGTTTTTGAGTCCTACAAATTCATGATCTTTTAAAAGCACAATTCTTTGGTTGGTATCATAAACACCATACACAATATTTTGTGTAGACCGATCATCATTAAGTGGCCCTGTTAATTTCCAATCAACTTCAGTAGCCATATATAACTTGTTATCTATTCCGCTACCTTGCTTTTTCCATGACAGCCATTGATCATTATTAATTTCTACTATGTCTTGGTAACTAGAAAAGTTTCTTCTTTTAAGAAAATACCTAGTCATTTTCCCTGCTTTATAATCATCTAATTTAGGAATTGGAAATATATAATGCGGCGCTACTATAGCTTCTTTTTTAATTATAGCATCATACTCAAAATTATTAGGTTGTGCTATTATATTAACATAAGGAATTAATTTTTTAGAGTCTGATTTATGAAATACAGCTCCGGTCAATACAGTTCCGTCAATGTATTTATGATAAAATCCTTTATACTCAGTACCGTCTTCTAACATCCATTCTAACCCATCTGTGCGAAGGTTAGTGCTAATGTGAGACTTAGGATAATATAATTTATTTCTTATGTACATTTTAATATGTCGGTTGAGTTCTACAAACAGTACTTAATGTTGTTGTCCAATCATTTTGAGATATAGAATGTTCTACTTTAGTTACCGTAAAACATATCTTAGCTTTTTTGTATGCTGACGGAAGATAATTAGTTGTAATTGCATTTCCAAACAAAAATCCATTTACTCCGTCTAATGTGCAAGAAAACTCGATTGGAACTGGAAATGCCTCTGAGCCTGGTTTAACACCATTAGCAGTTTCACCTGATGTATACATACGCTTAATTGCAGCTCTTAAAGCATTTACATTTTTAGGCGACGGTCCAATACCTTCTGGATCTTTTGGATCTGGCGGGCCTTGCGCATCTATCTTTTTTCTAGCATCTAAATATGAAGGTGCTGGGTCTCCTTTAGTAGGAGTGTCTTTTTCAGTAACTCCGTTGATAGTAGCCATTACAGCTCCTCCAGGAGAAGAAGTTGATGTATTTTGTACATACGCAGCGGTTGCCATTTCTGAGGGTACTTTTGCTACTAACGAAATACTTCTACAAATACTACCTCTGGTTACAGCTTCTATAGAAAATGGCTGAATGGTAGCGTCTATATAATTAGAATCCACAATTAAAAATTCCATAGGGTTTTTAGGATTCTGTGACATAGACAATTTAAATCTTGTACCTGTATTCAGGTTAATAGAGTCAAATAATTTACCAAACAATTTTGCAATTGAAGTATCTGCAGATTTTGCGTTATTACCTTTATCATCTGCTAACTTACTCACAATATCATTTAAGTGAGTGATGCTAATCATAATTTTACTTAAGTCTCCGCTTGAAAATTCACCTTGGTGTGTAGTGAATCCTAATTTCATTTTTCCTCCATATGTTGCATATGGCTCAGGTAATAAAATTTCTTTTGGATTTCCTGATACAAGCATATCAGATCCGCCGGTAGGTACATTTCCTTTTGTAACTGTACCATCACATTTGATAGAAATGCCTTTTAGTTTAGCTGATGTATCATGTATTTTCTCAACTGCTAATTTAACAAATGCTTCTAACGTTACATAATAATGAGGAGTAGCTTCTTCACCATCTTCACCCGCACCTGTTCCCCATGATTCTGGAAATTTAACATTACCCACTCCGTCAGGTCCTACAATTTGTTCTGCTTGTCCCGTTAAGCCATTTACAATAACATCTAAGGCGCCCATTACTGTATCGCCATGCACTTTATTACCTAACGCGTCTGCAATTTCTTTTCCTTTTGCATCTGAAGCAGGGTTCGAAGCTGCAGCTAAAATAGCCATTCCTTCTCCCATTGCATTACATACACAATCAAATCCACCTACAGGATTAACTTGATAACTGAAATTGTATATAAATCCTTTAAAATTTCCTGCAGGGCCGCCGGCACTTCCTGCTCTATTCCATCCATAGTTTACATTAACTTCAGCACCTAAATCAAAAAATGCTTGTTTTCCATCTAAATCATTAAGATTATATACAGTAAATGAAATATCACATTTCAATACTGAACCGAAATCTCCTTCACTTCCTATCTTAATATTAGTAATATGTGGCTTAGGATTAAAAGCTCCAGCAGATGTTCTTCCTGGTTCATATAATCCAGCACCTCCAATACCACCTCCTGTTACTAGAGCTAGAGTTGCTGAATTTCCATTCTTTGTATTTGTAGCAGTTGCTGATGCATAAGCCATTTTTTGGTTTAGCCATGCATGAGCGTCTGAATTTCTAACTGTCGCGGCGTATATATCTCTACGAGCGCCTAATGCCCCTGCAACTCCGCCTTCGACAGCTGTATAGAAAATAGTATCTGCCATTATCTAGATGTATTTTGGTCTTTGTATAATACTAACACTTCATTATAGTCCTGAGGTATTCTTAATTGAATACCTGGTTCTAAATATAAGGAATCCTTTCGTAATTCAGGATTAGCTGCTGTAATTATCCACCAAAATTCAGCATTAGAATAATATTTCCATGCTAACATATCTAATCTATCTCCAATTGTAGTTATAACATAAATATCACTATAACTTAATGGAATTGTAGGATCTAATAACGAATCGAAATATCTTCGTTTATTGTCTTCGTCTAATTTTGATTTTTGCGTAAATAAATAATTTGTATATCTTGCCATAGTACTTAATATTAATATATATCAGCGTCGCCTAACCAATTATTAGGTCCTGCTGCTGTTGATCCATTTGGTGATAAACTATACGCTCTTCCCATTTTTTGTGGTCTATAATCTCCAATAACGGTAAGACCTACTGCCACATCGATTATCATTGGAAGCTGTTTTGCAACTTGATTTGGGCCTTCTTCTGCTATGTCCCATGTTGCGTCATCTGGAATTGTATAACTTAAAGAAGTTAAGAATCCTGGAGTTCTATGAAATAAATCTCCAATTGTAAAACGTATCATTGGACCTGAAGGTTTGCTATTTCCAGATATGTCAGGCATTGTATATGTAGAAAAATAATTTAATTTTCTCCACATAGGAATCATTTCAGATCGAGTAGTTGCAGCTACTGTAAAATTAAATGACAATGATCTTTCAAATGATGAATATAAATATGCGCTATCTGGACGACCCATAATAGATATTGTATCCCATCCAGGTTGGAAGCTATCAGTAAAGCCATTTAACGTAGCTCTGAAGGCCATGATATTTTTACCTTGAATAGCGTCTTCAAAATAAAATTTTATAAAATCTTTGTGATTAGCTGGATACGGTTCACCGCCTCCTATATCTAATCCTGTAATCATATCACCTTCAAAATTACCATCTGAAGTTAGTGAATTCCTGCTGCCATTTTTAATTGAAAAGTCATTTCCTTTCTTTATAAAAAGTGTAGGATCTGTCTTTTTAAATTTTTGAAGTCTACCCGGACTGCCTAAACCATATCCTGTTGTCTTGTTTTGTATATCATTCTTTTCAAAATACTTTTCGTCAGGGTTCAATCCAATTAATTTCTTTTGATCGTCAGATAAACTTCCAGCTTTATTAATGTCATTTCTAAAATCATTAGGTATTGTTCTAGTAACTCCATCTTGTTTAGGTATTTTATTATATGCTAAAGTAATGTAATCGTTAATAGGATTGTTAGGGCTGTTTGGATAGCTAACTACCTTTCCAGCGTTAGTTTCAATATATTTATCAGGAATACCATTACTAGTATTTTTAGCTCCAGGCGTTAAATTATCTTTAGTTACATTAGCAAGGCTAGTACTTAAACTATCATATGGAAGATCGGAATCAGATTTAGTTAATGCATCAACGTTATCAGATGTATTTTTAAGGGTATCTTTATTAGCATCAAAATCATGCTGAGTATTTGCTCGTAAAGTACCTGCATATTGAGTATCGCTATATCGCTTACGCTCTGCTAAAGCTTTAGATTCTTTAGATATCTCTCCTCCTGCTTCTGATCTACCTTTGAATTGATATACGTTATAATTTTTTGCTCCTGGCTTTTCTTTTCCTTTATATTCTGTCCCAAATATATCTGACAGATCTTGCAAAAAAGATTCGGCCTGTGCACCTGCTTGAGCTGCTGAATTATATCCTGTTCTATCCGGTGCTAAAGGGGTTGTCCATGAGTAAGGATTAATTTTAGAAGTTTGTTCAGACACTGGAGCTCCAGGGGTGTCATTAGGAAGACTTCTACTATTATAATGTCTTTTAATAGTAGTCAATCCTATACCATATACTGAACCCGGTCCTGCTAATCCTGATAATGACAGAATTGGAGTTCCTGAACCGAACCCAGCTGCTTTACGAAGTTTACCGGCTTTTTGAATTAAACTAGTT